CGAAGGTCTTGATGTGTTTTGGCCTTTTGGTCGATCGATACTAGAAAACATTTACAAAGTTTTCAAACAAAAAGAACTGCTAGAAGATGCTATCTTGATCTATCGTGTGCAACGTGCTCCAGAACGTCGAATCTTCAAAATTGACGTGGGTAACATGCCTAGTCACCTGGCCATGCAGTTTGTTGAGCGTATCAAAAACGAAATGCATCAACGCCGAATTCCCACTGTAACAGGTGGCGGCAACAACATGATGGATGCCAGCTACAATCCACTCAGTATCAACGAAGATTACTTTTTTCCTCAAACAGCAGACGGTCGAGGCAGCAGTGTAGAAACACTGCCCGGCGGCCAGAACCTAGGCGAAATTGACGACCTAAAGTACTTCAACAACAAAATGGCACGTGGTCTGCGTGTGCCTTCGAGCTACTTGCCCACGGGTCCCGATGACTCAGATCGTGCCATGACCGACGGCAAAGTAGGTACAGCTCTAATTCAAGAATATCGCTTCAACCAGTATTGCGAACGCCTGCAGGCCCTAATCGCACAGAAGCTAGATGACGAATTCAAGATGTTCTTGAAGTGGCGTGGCTTTAATATTGATTCTGGTTTGTTTGCAGTGAAATTCTGTGCTCCGCAGAACTTTGCAAGTTATCGTCAGAGTGAACTAGACAACACACGTATTCAAGCATTCCAAGGCATGGAACCGCTGCCTTACATGAGCAAACGTTTTATGCTAGAACGATTCTTGGGCCTCAGCGAAGACGAAATCAAGAGGAATGAAGAAATGTGGCGCGAAGAACGTGCTTCTCCAGAAATGCAGCCTACTACAGGACAGGATCTACGAGCGGTGGGTATTACGCCTGGCGGCTTAGAAACTGACATTCAGTCCGGCGAAGATGTTGCTGGCATGGAACCAGCCACAGCCGCGGGTGCACCAGATGCTGGCGCTCCAGCGCCAGCCGCACCAGGTGGCGCAGCACCTCCTGCGGTATAAATATTATTATGATACTCAACGAATTTTGGAAAAAAGAACCTGAAGCTTATCAGGATTTACAGCAGGACAACAGCCAACCGCAGTTGGGCGATCTGCGCAAAAGTCGTTTAACTCTACGTCAACTCAACAAGTTAAGAAAAATGAATGACGTAAGAACCTACGAGCACAAAGAAAAACTAAAACTAATTCGTCAACAATACGGACAAGTTGCTGCACCGCCTGTATAAACTTGGCATTTATCTTCATTTTCTGGCCTTAAACCACGTCTTTTTCTTCTACTGTGTAAATAACAACACACTTTACCTAGAAGGAGTTTTTACCCTATGAACCGTTTTGAACAACTCATTGAGTACGTCATCAACGACGAAGAACAAAAAGCACGTGAACTATTCCACGACATCGTTGTGGAAAAAAGTCGCGAAATCTACGAAGATATTATGGCTGAAGAAGAGCTAGAAGAAGGCGCTGACGAAGAGCTGGAAGAAGATCTAGAAGAAGGCGCCATGGGCGGTGACGCTAGTGACGACCTGATCGACGAAGTTGAAATGGAAGAAGAATCTGACATGAACATGGAAGCCGAAGGCGACGATGACATGGACAATGATGGTATGGACATGGATTCAGACGCTGAACGAGATGAGTTTGGCAGCGATGACGGCATGGACGGCGGTGACGAACCAGCTACCAAAGACGACATTATGAATCTTGAAGACAAACTGGACCAGTTGATGGCCGAGTTTGAAGACCTCATGGGCGACGGCGACGACTTTGGTCCTGACGAAGGCGGAGATGCCATCGAAATGGACGACACCGAAGAGATGGAACCAGGCATGATGGAAGGTCTAGACCTTAAAGCAGCCCCAAAGCCAGTGACTTCTGAAGAAGGCGGCGTTAACAAGAAGTCTACTGTAGCCGCCAATGCTGGTGCCAAAGGTCCAGTTGGTAACACTGTGAGACCTGTACACACCGGTGCAAGCCTTGGTGGTCATCACGATACCGCTGCTTACAAGAATACAACCAAAGAATTGGGTGTAACACCCACACAAGAAGCTGGCAAGAAAGCATTTAAGAGTGCTGCTCCTGCCCCGGTTAAAACCCAGGCGTCTGGTGTAAACACTAAGAGTGTAATTCCTAGCAAGCACAACTAAGCATGAAAACCTTAAGAGAACAACTTACCTTTAATCAGGCCAACATACAGGTACTAGAAGAATCTGGACCAAATGGCCACGGCAAGAATCTCTATTTAAAAGGTATCTGCATTGAGGGCAACAAGCGCAACGCAAATGAGCGAGTGTATCCTTTACATGAAATTACCAAAGCGGTTGGCACGATTAACAAACAGATCTCTGAAGGCAACTCGGTGCTAGGTGAAGTGGATCATCCAGACGATCTGAAAATCAACTTAGACCGCGTGTGCCATAGTGTAGAAGAAATGTGGATGGATGGAACCGCAGGCTGCGGCAAACTCAAGATTTTGCCTACCCCTATGGGTGAGTTGATCAAGACCTTGCTGACATCTGGTGTGAAATTAGGAGTTTCAAGTCGTGGCAGCGGCAACGTTGACGACAGAACAGGACATGTAAGTGACTTTGAAATTGTCACTATAGATGTGGTTGCCCAACCCAGCGCACCCAATGCATACCCTAAAGCAATATATGAAAGTCTCATGAATATGAAGTACGGCCATAGACTGTTAGAGGTAGCCAGGGAAGCGGGCGAAGACAACAAAGTGCAGAGGTACTTGAAGAGCGAGGTTGTCAAGCTCATCAAGGAACTTAAAATATAAGGAGAACCAGGCATGTTAGATGCTATCAAACCATTGCTAGATAGTAACCTGATCACCGAGGAAACTCGTCAAGAGATCAATGAGGCTTGGGAAAACAAGCTGAATGAAGCTCGTGAGCAGGCTCGTGCCGAACTTCGTGAGGAGTTCGCACAACGCTATGAGCACGACAAGTCAGTCATGGTTGAAGCTCTTGACAAGATGGTAACAGAAGGCCTTGCTGCTGAGATTCAATCAGTTACTGCTGAAAAAGCACAACTAGTTGAAGATCGCGTCAAGTTTCAAGCTAAAATGAAAGAATCAGCACAGAAGTTCAACAGCTTCATGGTTTCTAAATTAGCTGAAGAAATTGGCGAATTGCGCAAGGATCGCATGATGCATACTGAAGGTTTACAGAAAATGGAAAACTTCATGGTGCATGCATTGGCTCGTGAAATTCAAGAATTTGCACAAGACAAGCGTGATGTGGTGGAAACAAAAGTCCGCCTAGTTCGTGAAGCTCGTGAAAAACTTGAAACTCTCAAAACACGTTTTGTAAAAGAAAGTGCAGAGAAAATGAGCCAGGCTGTTAGTCGTCACCTCAAGAGTGAACTTAACCAATTGCAAGAAGATATCAAAATTGCTCGCGAGAACAGTTTTGGTCGTCGAATCTTTGAAGCTTATGCTGCTGAATTCGGTGCTACTCACCTCAATGAGAAAGCCGAAGTACGCAAGTTATACAGCTTGTTAACCAACAAAGATCAACAATTGGCTGAAGCCATTAAACTCAGCGAAAAGGCAAGAGTCGTAGTTGAGTCAAAAGAACGCGAACTGCGTATGATCCGTGAAAGCAACGAGCGCGAAAACACAATGCGCGAATTGCTGAGCCCTTTAAACCGGGAAAAAGCCGATGTCATGCGTAATTTGCTCGAAAGCGTACAAACTAACCGTTTGAAAAACGCATTCGAAAAGTATCTACCAGCAGTGCTGGAAGACCGTTCTGTGAAAGCAAAACCCGTGATCACAGAAAGCGTTTCCGCAGTAACCGGTGATAAGACTGTTCCTAAGCAAACAACTGAAGAAGATCGCAGCAATGTGATTGACCTCAAACGTTTGGCAGGACTGTAATTTAATTTTTAGGAGACTTAAATGTCAGAACAATTGTTAGAAAGTCGCTGGGGCGAGACCAAGGAAGCTCTGCTCGAAGGTCTGAATGGCACCAAGCGCAATTCCATGGGTGTGATCCTCGAAAACACTCGCAAGTACCTCAAAGAAAACGCTTCTGCAGGTTCTACTAGTGCTGGTAACATCGCTACACTAAACCGCGTGATTCTTCCCGTGATTCGACGTGTAATGCCAACCGTTATCGCTAACGAGTTGGTCGGCGTTCAGCCAATGACTGGCCCAGTTGGTCAGATTCACACTTTGCGTGTGCGTTATGCACAGAGCTTGACAGACAGTTCTGCTGCTGCAACTAGCGTTACTGCTGGACAAGAAGCACTGAGCCCATTCACTATTGCTACTGCATATTCTACAGTACCAAAAGACACAAGCACAGCTACAAGTTACACTGGCGGCGCCACAGCTACCATGGAAGGCAACGGCGGTAAGCAAATTTCCGTGCAAATCCTGAAGCAGGCTGTTGAAGCCAAGACTCGCAAGTTGCAAGCACGTTGGACATTTGAAAGTGCACAAGATGCACAAGCTATGCATGGTATCGACGTTGAAGCCGAAATCATGGCAGCTTTGGCACAAGAAATCACAGCTGAAATTGACCAAGAGATTCTCTTGAGTCTGCGCAGCTTGGCTTCTACTGAGTTCACATACAACCAAGCTACTGTTTCTGGTACTGCTACATTCGTTGGTGACGAACACGCTGCTTTGGCTGTGTTGATCAACCGTGTTGCTAACCTGATTGCTCAGCGTACACGTCGTGGCGCTGGTAACTATGCTGTGGTTAGCCCAGCTAGCTTGACAGTGTTGCAAAGTGCAACTACTTCTGCTTTTGCTCGCACTACAGAAGGTACATTTGAAGCACCTACAAACACCAAGTTTGTTGGTACCTTGAACGGCGCTATGCGTGTGTTCGTTGACTCTTATGCTAGCGACACTACACCTGTGTTGGTTGGTTATAAAGGTTCTTCAGAAGCTGACGCTCCTGCATTCTACTGCCCATACATTCCTTTGATGTCTTCAGGCGTTGTGCTGGATCCAAGCACATTTGAACCAGTTGTGTCATTCATGACACG